TCTATTCTTTTAAGAGTGCCAGCATCACTTATAAGTAATTCATCTGTATCATCTGGGGAAGATGTTAAAGCTGTTTGTCCAGTGATTGCATCTGCAGATAATTGAGAACTACCTATAGATCCGCCTGCTGGATTTACAGTTTGTAATGCTCTACCTAAAAATACACAGTACATTGTATCTGTAGAAGCTGTAGCTGCAGATAATGTTAATGCTGTACCTGTAGCAGTATATGCTTTACCAGATCCAGGCTGTTGTCTAACGTTATTAATAAATAACGCTATCTCATTTTCATTTGTTACTGCATGATCCAAAGTGTAGGAGGTAGTTGCACTCGTAGAAAACTCTTGAGTAGCAAATGAAGTAAATGATTCTGATGGTTGATTCCCAATATATGGCATCTTATGTGATCTCCATTATTGACAATGTTCCTGATAATTTATCTGCTACAGAACAATCGACTTGAATCTTATCTCCAGCCTCAAGAACGACTTTTCCTCCTGACAGAACCTCAAGTGAACTCCCCGTAGGAATATTCACATCCTTAAGTAAGAATGCTGTTCCATTTGCAACGTTATTCGCACCACCTCTATTTGATGTTGTACTAACAAGTTCTACCTCCGCAGTCACTGCAGTTGTGTTTATGTTAGCCAATACCAATCCAAGTACAACCGCAGTTGTACTAGATGCTACTGTATACATTACATATGGCGTTCCAGCCGAAGCAGGTTCTGCTGCAAAAGTTACTACTTTAAACGTGTTTGCCATATTTTTTCTCCTTTTTCCTTATATATTAACCTAATGCAATTGCAAGAGCCGTGGGATCGTCTGTGCTAAATCCTGCGCTTGATAAGTATGTTTTAACATCTGTTAATGCTACTTGTTTCATAGTGCCTGCATCATTTGCAACTAATCTATCGGCATCTACTAAAGTTGTAGAGCTAGCAGATGTATCACCATCCATGATGTTTAGTTCTGTTGCTGTAGAGGTTACACCGTCTAATATGTTAAGCTCTGCTGTTGTTGATGTGACACCATCTAATATGTTAAGCTCTGCTGCCGTAGATGTAACACCGTCTAATATATTTAATTCAGCAGCAGTGGATGTTACTCCATCTAATATATTTAATTCAGCAGTTGTTGCAGTCACACCGTCTAATAGATTTATTTCCGTAGCTGTTGCAGTCACAGCCACATTTTCATTTATTTTTGGTGAAGTTAATGTTTTATTAGTAAAAGTTTGTGTTGCTGCTATACCTGCGACTGTGTCTGTGGTAGCTGGTAAAGTCAAAGTAATATTACCAGAAAAAGCTGAGTGAGCAGGAGCTTGTAGTCTAGCGTAGTGAGCGTTTGATGACTCACAATAAAAATCAACATAAGATTGAGAGCCAGAGTTTTTAATTGATATAGATCCTGATTGTATGTCAATACCATTAGATCCATCAATTCTAACAACTCCACTTCCGTTTGGCGTTAAAGCAATATTGCCGTTTGAAGTAGATACTAAAGCATTACCATTAACATCTAAATCACCACCTAATTGAGGCGTGCTATCTTCCACCACGTTTGATATTGCACTTGATGTAGCAAGCCCTGAAACCACAGTTGATCTTGCAACTTTTTTAAGACCACCGCCTGAAGTATCAACTGCTAAAAACACATCGTCATTAGCAATAGTAGATATTTCTGATAATGACCCGACTGCTACTGAATTAAAGTTTGTGCCATCTGCAATTAATAAATTACCCGCAGTGTTAGTGCCCATGGTAATGTCATCACCAGCGACTGTAAGATCTCCTGTGATACTTAAATTTCTAAATCCAGATATATCTTTATTTGAATCTACTATAACTGCTAAAGATGCAGATACAGTTCCTGCAGTAATACCATCTAATAAATTTAACTCTGCAGCTGTAGAAGTTACGCCATCTAATATATTAAGTTCTGCTGTAGTTGAAGTTACACCATCTAAAATATTTAATTCTGCTGCTGTTGCATCAATTGCAGCGAGCTTAGTTAAGTCTGCCTGTACTAATCCAGATACTCCATCTAACAAGTTTAATTCCGCAGCGGTTGACGTGACAGCAGTGCTACCTAAAGTAAGACCTCCTTCTGGTATAACTACACTACTACCAGACAAAGCTGTAAAAGTGTTCGCTGTGAATCTAAAATCATCTGCTCCAGCAATTGCTATGTCTATTTGATCATCTGTGTCTGCTGTAATTGTAGTATCAGCATCAGCATCAAGAGTTAAAACTCCACCATCTAAATCTGTAGCTCCACTAAAATTAGTGTCTACTATATTTGTTCCATCAGAGAAAAGTAATTTTGTGCTTTTATCAGATGTTGCAAAAGTTACACCAGATCCTGATGCAGTTTTAAATTGAACAGTAAAAGCGCCTGATGTTCCATTTACTACAATATAAACTTTTTCAATTGAATCTGGGACAGTTACAACTTGATTACCTGTAATAGTCCCTGTAAGTTTTATTACTGCATGTCTAGCAACAGAGGTTGACTCAGTTGCATCTCCATCTGTAATGGATAAAGTGGTTGTTTGTGCTCCACCTGCAATAGACTTTTCTACATAACCAGCAATAGCTTTTTCTACTATCTGTAAATTTGTATTAGTTTTTGTTCCCCATGTACCAGAGTTTTCTCCGGTTGCCATTAGTTCGATACCAAGATCTGAAAATGTTGATGCCATAATTTAATCCTTAAGGTGTTGGTGAGTTGACTGGTATTCTAACTGTTCCATCAGTGTAGTCATCTCTTCGTCTTCTACCTATTTGCTCTCCTCCAAATTTTTGTACTTCTTGTTGGTATTTTTGTTCATATAATTGCAGCATGTCAGCTGGACCTTTTAAGAAACCATAGGCTTCTGCTAAACAGCAATATAGCAGACCATTTGGAAAATTCATACTAATATAATTAGTATCATCATTTTCTAATAAAGATGGCACTGCATTGTAATGTATCTTATATGCAAACGTTGCACTCGGTGTTGGTGACACAATTATAGATCCAGAATTTGATGAGCTTTCTCCAGTGGCTCCAGTATCTAACATTGCATAATATTTTGGTGTTCCAGTAGATGTGCTCGCTGATATATATTCTTCTAAAAATGTAATATCTCTTTTTTCTAAATATACATTGGCACCAGTAAAAGTAGATCCAGTTGCAGTATAGACTTGAACTGCTCTAACGAATACAGCTCCTGCTGGAACAGTTACATTGTTTGTCCCAGATGTAAAATTACCTGTAGCTGTTTTTCTATCCGCATCGATAGGTACATCTCTAAATATTCTATATTGTGCGTTTAATATTATATTCTCTAACACGCTGTCTGATAGCACAGTAGAGCTAACTTCTGTATAACTTCTTATCTGTGTTTTTAATCCTGATGCACTTAATCCTGCCATATTACGCTGTCAATGTTGCTGGACCAGCCGAACAACTATTGCCTCCTCCTGATATCCCTCCACTTGTAGCAGTATCTGTATCAACAGTAAAGTGGTAGAAATTTTCTGTGTTTTCTATATTGCCACTAGAATCTCTTTTTCCAACTGTTATCGAGTAACCAGCGGCTTTTGCTATGTTAGATCCTGTAATGCCATCAAAATTATTTGGGTTTTGAAAACCATCAGGATCGGATGTTGTAAATATAGGGCCTCTAAATCTAACAGTATCTCCTGTAGATCTTCCATGTCCAACTTCAAATACGTTTATGATACCAGAGCTAGATGATATTGTTTCGAATGGATTAGGTCCTAATAATATTAAAACTTCATTTTCTGTTCTATCAGGTCTTACATCTCTTAGTCCTTGTGAATCACCTGATCTAGATCTTAATTCTAGTTGTGGATGTTTAGCTTCATATTCTGATTTGTGAACAAAATGACCATTCCACTCTTTTACCATTTCTTCATATGGAAATGCCATGCCTGATCTATCAGATATTGCTTTTGATTTTTTTCCTCTTGCAAACGCCATTATGCTCCTGGGTAATAAGTTTTAGGTGTTATTATTGTACTAGAAGAGGAGCCATCTTCTGCTAAAGCTCTGCCTAATTCATCTTCGTAATATAACTTCATGGCCTGCACTCTCTCTGGTGCATATTTTTGTGCTAAATAAAATGCTAAACCAGATACCATGCAAGGCACAAATCTGTAAGGCACGTCTGTTGCATCTGTATATGTTGAGTCAACATCTTGTATTCTTTTTACAAAAAATATGTGCATGTCTTTTGTGGCTGCTGTTGCATCTGGTGTTGGATATACAGTGACAGTTGTTTTATCTATAAAACGTTGGACAAAATATTGAGAGGGAGTCCCTTTAGATAATTTACCTGATAAACTAGAATAAGTAGATCTATCAATCTTTGTCATCGCTGAATCAGCTTGAGTAGTCTGTGTTCTATTCTGTCTAAAAGTTGCCTCTAATATATCTGCAACACCAAAAGTAGAGGATCCGCTTGTGCCACCTACAGTAACTGATGAGGTGCCATCTCCGCTTGATCTGAAAAAAGTGTATTCTGCTTGACCTTCAATTAAGTCTATATTTGTATCTCCTACTTCCCAATAGTGTAAGCCTCTATTACCCCACTCTTGGAATAATATATTTAGAGATCTTCTTGCAGATCTTAATTGATATCCAGAAGTTACTTGTGAACCAATTCGCTCATAAGCCTCTGCTATTAAATCATCAACAGCAAAAGTTTTATCAAAAGTAACTGTGCCTGAAGTTGTATTGGCCATCAGCTACCTCCTTAATAAATTTTTTGAAATTCTGCTATAACCGTATACATGTTACCAGAATCAGCAGCACTTGGTACAACAAAGTTAACATCGCTTTGGTTACTATTAGATGACTTATCTGCTGGTATTCCACCAAACTCTCTAAAATCCCAATATCCCGCGCCAGTTAATCCTATGATAGGAATATCTCCATCAGAGTCTTCTTCATCTAAACGTGCAAAAGCGTCTCCACCATCGCCGCCTTGACATGAATACCAAACTCTAAGTAGTCCTAAGTGAGCTACCGCAGTTCCATCTTCTCTAGCATCTAATGCTGAGACATCTCCAAAAACTGTAGTTCCGCCTGTTCCATCTGATTCGTTTACTATTTTAATAACAACTCTCTTATCGTTTTGTTGTAAGATAGTTGGTCCTGTTACTGTATCTGCCATGTTTCCCTCCTTAATTAAGAAACTGTGAGGGCCGAAGCCCTCACATTAATTATTATTGATCTGCAAATGCAGGTACGTCTGCACCTTCTGCGTAACCCCAAATGTAATAATTTGTGCTGTCTTTAGCAACAATATTAATCTCAAACAAACCACTGTCTGTAAGAGTTAACTTTGAGTTGGAGTTTCCATCAGAGTAAACAGATACGTTATCTGCGTTAGAATCTAAGTGTACGATACCACCTAAGAAAAAATTACTATTTCCTGGTGTCACAATAATTAGATTTTCTGTTTCTTCTGCAGCGCCCGCGTAGAAAAACTTATAAGTCTGTCCAGCAACTGGAGAAGGTAAAGTAATAGTTCTATTTCCTCCTATTGCAGGAACAGCAAGTGCTCTTCCACTGTGTGTTGCAGCGTCAAGAGTTTTGTCCTCATCTCCTAATGCTACAGGTGCATCACCCATAGTGATAATTTCAGTAATTGCTCCCGTAGTAGCATTCTTACTGATAGTTTTAACTGTGCTCTCAGATCGTACTGGACCTGAAAAAGTTGTATTTGCCATGATTAAATCCTCCTAGTTAATGAACATAGTCTCTAGGCCGCCGACTATACGCGTCTATGTTCTAATATTAATTGTATAGTGTGATTTTTATACAACAGTTTTGTATAGAGCGCAAGAGAGCCTGCAGTGCGGATTGGTTTTTTCCAACGATGTAGCTTTTTGTTAAGTAGCTACAGAAACTTCAGGTGCAGCTTCATCTATCTTAATTTGCATATGCTCTTTTTTAGCTTCTGCAAGTTTAATATGGCTAATTACATCTCTGACTTTTCTGTCAATTTTAACCATATTGAGAGTATATCTACCCTCTTTAAGATGCTCCTGCTCCCATTCGAGATCCAGACCCTTTTTCTGTGTGTAAAGGTCGTTTAGATGTTGCATCATGTTCTCCATCGATAACCTCCTCATAGGTTATTCTTTTAATCTTGGGATCCATCATTTCTCCAAGATATTCCCACTTTATATCGCCTTTTCCTAGTTTGTCAACTATGGCATTTTCAATATCTAGAGGAGTTTCGATGCAACTTATAACAAAGTCGGCTCGATATTGATATGCATAAATTTGTACTCTGAATTGTTGTGGGGACATTTTTTCTTTCTATACATGGAATAAGGCGGGATTGTGTCCCGCCTTAAATTATTTAGATTACGCTCCTGGTGATCCGAAGATACCTCTAGGGTCTGAGAATCCAAAAGAATATCT